TTCCGGCCGAAGAAGAGCGGCTTCGCGCATCCCGTCGTATACGATCGCTTCGCCACACGTACGGGTCGACTCACCGTGGTCGAGGGGCCCAACATCCTCGTCCTCAAGAAGACGTGCCGCAACATGCTGCGGTCTTCGTTCGAAGGCGGAGCAGTTTATTCTCTCGATTTCCGCGCCCTCGAGGCGCGGATCGTCCTCGCCGAGGCCGGACGCAGTTCTGCAGCGGAGGACATGTACGACGAGGTCGCTCAGAAGTTGTTCGGAGGTCGTGTGACCCGAGACGCCGTGAAGGTGGCGGTCCTCGCCGAACTCTACGGGATCTCACGGTCTTCTCTGAAGACGAAGCTGGGAGTGGGCGACAAGGAGGTGGACTCCTTCATCACGGCCATCAGGTCCCACTTCAAGACGGATCAATTGAAGATTCGTCTCAAGGAAGAGCTCACGAGCACCGGGAAGATCCGCAACCGCTTCGGGCGGCCTCTCGGCGTTCCCGCGGGTCAGGACAACCTCCTCGTCAACACTTACGCGCAATCATCAGGAGTGGACGTATCTCTCCTGGGATTCGACGCAATCCTCAAGACCTTAGGCACAGAAGGCGTCAGACCACTGTTCGTCCTCCACGACGCCCTGATACTCGATGTATCCAGCGAGAGGCTGAAGGACGTGGAGACTCTCGACTCTGTCGCAGTCCCGACTTACGACGGCTCTTTTCCCCTGAAACTTGAGACTCTTTAGTTCCTGAAGCGTATACTTACACGCGTTGGAGAAAATTCATGAAAATCACGCTGAGACAACTCCGAACACTTATTAGAGAGGCCGTCAATGAGGCTTCTTTGACCCCCGATCAGATCAGGGAGTTTTCTGTCGATCAAGTGATGGAGTTGACTGCTGATCAGATCAATTCAATGACCAAGGATCAACTTGAAGCGCTCGGTGTCGCCCGAACAAGATTTACTCCAAAAGAGCTCTTTCAGAATCGTCTGCCGGACGGCCTAGAATGGCAGATCGAGCAAGAGATAACCCGTGGTTTCAAGCAAGAACAGATGCGAGTGCTGACGCAGAATTGGCCCCGAGTCTGGCTCGTTCAGATCGGAGGTAGCGACCTCGATGCCAAACCTAGCCTTGAGGTGAGAGACATGATCAGAAAGAAGTACGGCTTCAAGGTTGTTTTGACCGGTCAGGACACAGCCACTCCTGCTTATGTCGTCAAAACTCCTAAACCGATGACACAGGCGCAGGCTCAGGACCTTGCGAACAACCTCGCAGCCGATGGACTAGATGCAGAGGCCTTCGAGCACGCACAGCCACCTTCCTAAACGATATCACGAAGATCAAGCAATGAATATTCGTTGAACATTGCTGTTACTGTGTGATATCATGGCTTCATGAGTTTAAGTCCCGAAGACATTGCATCGAATTTCGACAAGTACCGCTCCTTCATGGAGAAACTCGGAGACAGATCCGAGGCAGCGCTCGCCCTGGTTGATCACCTCGGGGAGCGTCTTGCTTTGTGCCCCGCTTCTTCTAAGAAGGAGTACCATGCGGCATTTCCAGGCGGACTTGTGGACCACTCGCTTCGCGTGCTGTCCAATGCACTGAAACTGACGAAGACTTTCGGGTGGGATATTCCGAAGGACTCTCTCATCATCGGCTGCCTCGCCCACGACCTAGGCAAGGTAGGAGACCACGAGAACGATTACTACGTTCCACAGACTGATTCGTGGCGTGTTGATAAGTTGGGCGAGGTGTACACGAGGAACCAGAAGATGCAGTACATGACGGTGCCTCACCGAGGCGTGTGGTTGTGTCAGCACTTCGGACTTAAACTCACGCAGGACGAATTTCTGGCGATCATGTTAAATGATGGACAATACGACGAGGTGAACGCTCCCTACAAGATGAAGGAACCTCAGCTCGCCGACGTCGTCCACCTCGCAGACTACATCTCCACGAAGCAGGAGAAGACACCTTGACATGAAGGAACTCGTCCCTCCTTACATTGCCCTCTTCGCGACAGGTGTCTTCGGCTCCTACGTCGCGAAGAAGGTTCAAGGTGGAGCACTACCTGTGTGGGCTCCTATCGCTCCGTCAATAGTGAGCGGCGTCCTGTGGGGTCTCATCTCCAAGAAATCTCACAACTTGAGCCTCATGTCTGTTCTTGTAGATGTCATCTATACAGCCGCATTCGTCTTCGGTTTCTTCTTGCTCGGTGACAGGTTGACTCCCTTGCAGATCGCTGGCCTGATCGTGTCCCTCGTCGGAGTAGCCATGATGGCTGCATGATGTTTTTCTGGCTTCGAAAATGGCCTAAGGCATATTTAGAATCATGTACACTTTGCTGAGAAAGTTCATCGCAGAGTCCATCGCAGAGATGCAGGACCACCGTGTTCCCAATCAGTTGATCTCCAAGGGATCAAAGAAGAAAAACGATAAGGAAGAGGACAAGGAAGTGGAAGAGATGAGCGCTGTCGCCAACATTATGGGTTTCTCGGGTCCGCTAGGCGTCGACTCTGAGGACATGAAGGGTCCGGGAGCGGGCCCAAAAAAGAAGAAGACACGGGATTCCTTCGTCCGTTGGAAGTGAGTTCTTCGAAGAAAAATGTTGCAGGACAGAGTGAACAGTCAAGCACTGTCGGTATAAAGTCAAGTCTCAAAGGAGGTCGTTGGTTGATCCACACGGTGTGGATGATCGTCGGCTTCGTTGAGCATCTAGGAAGAGGATAAGGATATGGCGATCGATCTCGAAGCAATCAAGAAGCGCGTGGCAGAGCTCAGTGGTGTAAAGAAGACCTCATCGGTCCAGATGTGGAAACCAGGTCTCGGCGAACATAAGATTCGGTGTCTCCCGTGGAAGAATTCTCCCGATGGTCAGCCCTTCGCGGAGAGGTGGTTCTACTACATTGGTGAGAACAGTGGAATCCTGGCGCCGAACCAGTTCGGTAAGCCCGACCCAATCAACGATCTCATCAGGAAGCTATACAGCAGTGGCAAGCCTGACGACAGGGTCCTCGCCAAGAAGTTGTCAGCTAAGATGCGTTGCTATGCTCCCGTTATTGTTCGAGGCGAGGAGGACAAGGGCGTGCAGGTGTGGTCTTTCGGCAAGCAGGTCTACCAGCGTATGTTGTCTTTCTTTCTGGACGAGGAGGTAGGTGATATCCTGTCTCCCACGGAAGGCTTCGACCTCAAGGTATCGATCAGCAAGGCACAAGGTAAGCAGTTCAACGACACGACTGTGGATCCCGCCCGTCGCCCATCGAAGCTACATGAGGATACCGGAGCAGCACAGAAGTGGCTCGACTCGATCCCGAACCTCGACGACATGTACAGACTTAAGTCGACGCAGGAGATCGAAGCCGTCCTCAACAACTGGTTGAACGGCGGCAGCAGTCAAGAGCCTGATCATGGAGGTGGCTCAACAAGAGGTCCTGCACCTGCGGATGAACTAGATACTCTTGTCGCAGAGGTAAAGCAGACACCTGCTGTATCAGAGAAGAAGTCTCCTCCGAAGAAGGTTGAAACAAAGAAGCAATCTCTCGATGATGCCTTCGCAGAGTTGATGGACGAGTAAAATTTCTGGAAGCAGGTGAGAACGATTTGACTCACCTGCTTCTACTCATTTGTGAATGCAATTATCCGCAGGAGACAAAATGGCGAAGAAAGAGAAGCTTGCAGAAGAATCTAGCACGTCTGACGTGAAGCAGTCGAAGAAGTCTGACATCGATGACATGACTGCAGCACTCATTCGTGACATCAATAAAGAGTTCGGCACAAGAGTTGCATACAACTTATCAGAGATGGATGCACCCACTGTTGTGAAGCGGTGGATTGACACAGGGTCCATCCAGCTTAATTATGCTATCAGGAATGCAACAGGTGGTGGGTATCCAGAGGGCAGGATCATCGAGATCAGTGGTCCACCTTCTATTGGTAAGTCACATCTTGCCTATCATGCAGCAGCTGTTGTTCAGTCTATGGGCGGCATTGTCGTCTATGTCGACACGGAAAATGCGACGCCCGTCGCGAAGCTTGCGAACATGGGTATCGATGTTACACGACGATTCGTCTATATCGATACGCACTGCACGGAGGAGGTGTTCTCGGTCATCGAGTCGACTATTCTCAAGGCAAAACAGGTCTCTGATAAAAATATTCCTATCCTCGTTATCTGGGATTCAGTCGCCGCCACGTCGCCCAAGGCTGAATTAGACGGTGAGTATGAGGACAATACAATCGGCCTGCAGGCCCGCGTCATCTCTAAGGGTATGCGCAAGATAACAGGAGTCATTGGACAAAACAATGTAACACTCCTCTGCTGTAATCAATTGAGGACTGCTATTGGAGTCACCCATGGAGACCCAGATGTTACTCCGGGAGGCAAATCGATTCCTTATCACGCCTCTGTTCGGATCAAGCTCACAAGCGGTACTCAG